TTTTTTTCATGATAGAATACTAGATTTTCATCCTAAACGGAAAGAAATATTTGGTAATAATATGAAAGAGGTAACAGAGAAAATGATACAAAAGTGGAACAGTAGAATTGATAAACATGATACTGTATATATTCTAGGAGATTTTGCATTTGGAACAACAGATGAAAAACGAAAACTATTTCAGAGATTAAATGGAAATAAAGTACTTATACTAGGAAATCATGACAAAGTATCAGATAATCACAGATGTTTCTTCAATCATATTACTCAGATAAAGAATATGACATTTAAGAAAACTGTGTTTCCATCGTTACCAAAAAATATTGAAGTAATTATGTGTCATTTTCCTATGTTCTCTTGGGAACATATTGAAAAAGGTAGTATAATGCTTCACGGTCATTGTCATGGCTCAATAGACTTACAAAACTCAGCAGAATTACCTGACCACATTCGTATAGATGTTGGTATTGATAGTAGTTTTGCAAATTATGATTTTGTATCTATTGATAAACTGGCAAATTTCATAAAAAACTATATAAAACAATGAATACACTTAATTATATTTCCAAAGGATTGCGTAAAGCATTAGCTTTTCCGTTTAAATTAGTAGGCAATACTTTTATTGCCTTAGGTTTTACATTATCACTTGGTATCAATGGAATACTGTTTCCAGAAGATCTCAGTAAAATGGAAGCTCTATTAGGTATCTTTAAAGATCTAAAGACTGAAATTGAAGATGGTGGAATAATTATTACTAATGATGTAGAGGAAAAGAAATAAGCCTAGCGAAAGCAAAATTCGCAATGCAACACCAAATGAGTATAATGGCATTAAGTTTAAAAGCAAACTTGAGACATATACATATAAGAAGCTGGAAGAGTCGAAGATCAAAGCTGAGTATGAAACTCAACGATACGAACTGCTTCCAGCTTTTACTTTTGGTGATAAGAAATATAGGGCAATAACTTATAAACCTGATTTTGTAGGTGATAAGTTTATTATTGAATGCAAAGGCTATCCAAACGATGCATGGGCTTTGCGTGAAAAACTTTTTAGATATTATTTGTACATAAATAAACTAGATATAGATTATTATATAGTACATACGCAAAAACAAGTTGATGAATTGGTCAACAAGTTAAAAACATAAAAACTTACAGTTATGGCAGAATTTATTAAGATCGGAAATGAGATTACAGTTAAACCTAAGTTAGAAGGTATTTCTTATGAACTCATAAATAATAAAGTATACGATCTAGAGTATGATAGAATGCAGGGAAGATCTTATCTCAAAGAGAATGGAGATTTGAACATGCCAAAGAAATTATATGAACTAGAAGAAGATAATAAATTTATCAAACGTGTACTTGATTATTTTAATTCTGAAAATTCTGGAAAGACAACAGGTATATTGCTTGCTGGTACTAAAGGTACAGGCAAAACAATGCTCTCTAAACGTATTGCCTTAGAAAGTAATCTACCTATTATTATAGTCGCAAACGACTATCCTGCTAATAAACTCACTAGTTTCTTTAAACATTTTACTACTCCTGTAGTAGTTATGTTTGACGAAATTGAGAAGAATAGTTATTGGTGGGAAACTAAGGATCTGTTAGGATTCTTAGATGGTGTAGAAGCTACATCAAAGAAACTAGTATTGATGACCTGTAATAAAACAGATGAAATAGATGATAACTTCTTTGATCGTTGTTCACGTGTTCGTTATTTCAAAGAATATGAAGCAAACTCTAATTCTGTATTTGTACGCTATATGGCAGAAGATAAAGGAGTAAAGAACANTTTCAGCATTCTTAGATGAAGTTGTTCTCTTCGAAGATATTCCATTAGATAAATTAGCAAAAGATATGAATCTTAGCTTAAACGGAGTGATAAGAACAGGAACAAGTAATTCTAATGATGATGAAGAAGATCTATTCTAATGATACTATTTTATTCAATACTTATATACAAACTTACTAAATCCTTACAATATGAAAATATGTGGAATTAGTGACATACATGGGAATCTCTATAATGGGATTCCTGAATGTGACGTTTTGTGCATTTGTGGAGATATAATTCCATTAAATGAGCAAAGATCTATGGATGCTTCACTAAAGTGGTGGCAGACACGGTTTGCAAAATGGGTAGATAAACTACCTTGTAAAAAAATATTAGTAGTGCCCGGTAATCATGACTTTTACATAGAAAGTAAGTTAGGAGATGAATGGGAAAGTTTTGTAGAAGACTACGAACTTTATACTAATAGAAAAGTAAGATTCTTAGTGGATGAGTCATATACATATGAAGGTATAACCTTCTATGGAACTCCTTGGATACAACCTATTGAGTTTCAAGAAGGTAGATGGGCATTTGAATATCCTACTGATGAAATAGATGAGAATCCATTCGAAAAAATACCTAAATGTGATATACTACTTACTCATGATAATCCTAATTATAATGATAAACTATATTATTATAGTTATGGAAAGTACAAACATCATTTGTTTGGACATTGGCATGATGGTATATCATACGGACATCTAGGGCAACATAATTGCTCTATACTAGATGATTGGTATAACTTTAAAAAAGGCTTAAAAATAGTAACAATAGATATTATGACTGGAGACAAAAGACAAGAGATCATAGATGAGATTCTTCTACGATTACAAACAATATCCAATTTAACACAAACTCTAGAATTTTCTAATCAATTGAGCAGTCTTATACAAGATTACTCAGAAGAACTACGTGCAGAAATTCCTGTAAAGGAAGATGAAGTTGAATGGGATACTTCAGGAAACTTTGTTACTGACACTAATATAATGGAAGAAGATTTCATTGTAGATAGTAACGTATTTGAAGAAACAAAAACAGCAGCATGAAAATAGAAATTCCGTATTATGAAGATAACACGCGAATATCAAATTCAGCAATAGGATGGTTCTTGAAGAAAGGACCTCGTTACCTCAAGGATATGCTTGATGGTAAAGAAGAAGGTATTAGTGGAAAGTTTCTTGAAAAAGGAACTATGATACATATGTACCTACTTCAACCTGATGAATTTTGGGATAACTATATAATCTTAGATTTTGTAGTACCTAAAGTAAGTCAACAAAAAACTTTATGTATAGAATATGTTCAAGAATTGGCTG